CTCACCATCGCTCACCTGTGTAGGTGCAAGTACACCAATCGGCTCATGCAGTAGTTCTGCTGACAGATAATTCGGTCTTGTACCTTTTAACCTCATATTATTGGCGATTGACGAGTGAACTGCTGACACGCTCTCCATGCTTTCTCACAGATGCCCATACCTTCTGCACCTGCCCCCCTATTTTCGTACATATGATTCACCTGGTCAAGAATGGCAAACTTCAATGCAGCAGGGACATGGGTATAACCTACCGTATATTCGGCTCTCATGTTTTCTATCTGTGGAAAAGTAATACGGGGATAATTACCGCCTATGATTCGTTTGTCAGTTAGGATTGTACCGGTATAATCATCGTACAAGGTAATATCGGAAGTGATAGGTCCATAAGGCAGTTGATAGGCACCGCCTTTGTTGCTGAACCATACCTTTACCTGCTTTGTTATTACGCTGATACCTGCGGCATCTTCGATTATCTTCCGGGCAGAACTAATCAGTTGCGAAACCTGTGCATCTTCGCTTGTATGGCTTACCCTAATGTATAGTTTCGCTTCTGCAAGCGTTACCGGCTCCGCATAGCTTACCTCTGTGATTTGCGAATCTATCGTATAAGAGTAGTTACCCATTGTTCAAAATTTAATAATTTATCATTCGGCCTTAACTGCTCTGCCCTGTCAAATGCCGCCTTGCTGCAAAGTTCGTAATTATTCATCACATTTTTAATAGCGTTCACCCATTGATGAGGTCGGTCAGGACTGCAATAGATACCGGCATCCCCACAATTCTCACGCAGCGCAGGCAAATCACTTACAATGCAAGGGATCCCCGATGCCATTGCTTCCGTTGCCGTTCTACCCCAACTCTCATACTGCGATGGCATCAAAAGTATCTTTGTGCGCTTGTATGCGTTCCTAATGTCGGGCTGATTCGGCCAAATGGTTACATTTTGTAACCCTTTGTAAATCTGTTCACCATAGCCACCCTGCACGGCAAGGAACTTGTATTCCGGCATCATTTGTGCCACCTGGTAGAATAGTTCGGCCCCCTTATTTCGATTGAGATTAATTAGTGTTATTTCCTCCCCACGTTCAACCCTATAATGGTCAATATTCACCGGTGGTTGAAGTATGAATGAGTTGTTGGGATATTTGCCGTGTTCACTTCCCCAATGGGAATTATACACAACGTTTATATGCTGATTCCGTCTGACGGAAATATAGTTAAAGGTATTGTGAGCAAACCAAACGGCCGGCTTCTTTGTCTTTTTGCAGTCCTCTGCCACATCTGCTGCAAAATCTAATTGAGTGAAAATTATATCTGCCCAATCATGGTGGAAATACCAATCATGTGAGCGATTAAAAACGGGTATTCCTTCAAATTCATAATACTCATTGTTCATTGCGGATGTCATGACTTTGACGAGATGGCCACGCTCCATTAACCATTTGTTGATTTCGTGAGCGTTCCATTCCGAGCCGGACTTTGCCTTCGGGAGATATTGCTGCACGTGCCACAATACACGCATTTTTCGAGGGTTTTCGTTCACGCTTTTTCATGCTAATAATAAGGGGGATGGAATCCCACCCCCCTCATTGATTTTAGATAGTAGCGTAGATAGCGGAGTTAGGAAGCATCAAGTTGATGGCTTCGTAACACTCTATACGGGCAGTAACCATGTTGGTTACGAAGTTGTTTTGATCTTCGTAACTCAATTCAATGTTTACACCGTTCACCTCTACTCTTTCGAGGAAGCTATTGTCTATCAAGAAAGCACGGTCATTAGGCACCCAGTTGCAACCAACGATAGGTACACCGGCAATGTTTAACACACCGGATTGACCGATAGTAAGACCACCGGCACCCATGTAGTAACCATTGGTGAATGATTCGTTCAGCAGCAAAGACCATTGTGCGTTAGAAACAAACACAACAGATGCAGCAAAATCACCTGTACGCAGGTTACCAATCAACTGGATAATCTTACCCAAATCAGCAGAAGCAGAAGTAGTGGTAGAACCAGTAGCAGCACCGGATACAGTAGAGAAGAAAGCAGAGTTTTCTGCCTTGAAGAAATCACGAGTTAACAAACGGGGTAACGTTTGGCTCATGAATGGCAGAGATGCAAGCATCTGGCGGCTGAATTTGCTGAAACCAGCGATGAACTGATTTACAGTCTTTACTTCAGTCAGAGAGTAGTTATTCTCCTGCTTCAGTGAACCTTCAAGTTGTGAAGCGATGTTGTTGGCATTACCAGTAGCCTCACGATAGGTTACATACAAACCGGTCGGGCTTTGAGTGGTAGGCACAAAATCACGGAAGTTAACCAGATGATTAGGTTGGATTGCCTGGCGGCTATTGTAAGTGGCAACGCTATCACCGGAAAGGTTAGAAGCCAATGTGATGGTCTTCACCTCTGGCAGTTGAATGTGCAAACGGCCATTCTTTCTCATTTCCGCTTCGATGTTAACTCCTTCGAGTTTCTCGGCAAGTGCTTCGCTGAAAGATTTGCCTTCGGGTTGACCGCTTTTTACTTTAGTGGTCAGGGCATCGAATTGTGCCTGCATAGCATCTTTGAACTCTTTAAGTTCAGCAGCAGTAGCAACTGATTCGAGTTTAGACTGAAGTCCGGCTACAACGGATTTGGCTTCAGCAGCATCGGTTTTTGCATTGGCACTATTGGCCAGTACTTGCGTAAGGTTATCACCGATAGATTTTACCTCCGCAGCGATTTGTTCTTGTGTCATTTTACAAGTGTTTTAATCTGTTATTTAATTGTTTGAGTGCATCAAATACTACTGCGCTATTATCTTCCGGGTCAAGTGTTGCTGCGGCAACGGGTTGAGTGGTGAGTTCTGATATTGCAGTTTGTATCTGTTTTATTTCAATCTCCAATAGGGAGAAAGTGTCATCTGTAAATGTTCCGTGCTTGAACGCTTTGATTAGTTTCTCCAATCTCCCGTTTAGCGTTTCCTTCACTACTTCCGGCTCCATTCCCTTGTAGATGGATATTGTCGGAGTTTCGGGGTTTGCAGCCCATAGCACCGCACTACCTTCGTAAAGCATAAGTTCTGTAATGGTGCGAATACCGGTACTATTATCCATTTCGGACTTGATAGTGCTAAATCCGATTGAGTGCTGATTGATTAACCCTGCTTCGTATAATTTCAGCATATCTTCACCCATTTCCGTTTCAATAACTTCTGTTACGGCTATAAGCGCATCGCCTTCAACATAGAGTTCCTTTGGCTTACCCAAAGCATACTTCATCGAAGTCTTATGGTCAACTAATGACCAAATAAGATTCTTCCCTTGCGGCCCTCTTGCAGTAATTGTCCGAGTAAATGCAGCAGGACTGATAATGTCATTGTCAAGGTCAACATTGCTCATTCTTGCCCACACCGCTTTTACCTTACGGCTTTCTTTGTCAACATCTTCGACACCATTCATTATATCCTTAACGCTATATTGCTTCATTTATCAACATTTGTAATTGCAAAAATAAACTATTATTCCATAAACTCCACAGGGTGCCGGCCGGCCCCTTTAGATTGCCCTGAATTAATACGGGCATATCGTTCTCATCTCTCACTACTTCAAATCCAACGGTGCAGCGACAATTACACACATTCCCTGCACTTGCCCGACTATCGCCTGGATATTCCATCTGTTCTACACTACCCATACCGGGTACGGTGAAAGGTTCATCTACTGCAACACGCTTTCCATCCATGTGCAAATGGTCGAACTTATCACGGGGGATGCGCCTTGTTCTATCATCGGTTATCGCTATCCATTCCTTTTCGGTTTGCAGACCTGTTGATACGGCACCTAACAACGCACCCTGATTTGCGGCTCTTGTTGTTTCTGTTCGGGCAATGAGTTCTGCTCTATACGCATTGATACCTGACTTTTCTAATTCGGTCATCATTTGCGTTATGCTCCACCCTTCCTGCATACCTTTAATTAATACCTTGCGGATAGTTTCCTTCGTGGTATTGGTAATGCCATCGGTCAGCATAGTCAATCCCTGATCTAAAAATAACTTAATAACTATCGCCCATCTTTGTTGAGGTGTCAAGTTATCCTTGATACCTGCTTTGCGCCTAATCTTATCATAGTTGTACTTCGCCATTGTCATTCCTGCACCTTGATGCAGTTGGCTGATAATTCGTTTCAGTCCGCTTTGGTCGGGTTGTTCACCATTGAGTATAGCTCTGCATTGCTTATCAAGTTCCTTCTTAATAAGCACCCTGTATTTCTTTCGGTATTTATTGTATAGTTGGCGGTACATCTGGCAGATTAGTAAAGTCATCCATTGGCATCAATCCCTGTGGAATATACAACTTTTGATAATCTTCAAGCGGCACATTGGGATCCGGTGCGATACCCATTACTTTGAGTTTCTGTTCCGGGGTCAGCCACCATGATGTATTCAACCATTGCGCCTGTGCTTCCCTGTTCGCTTCGAGTTCTTGGTAAACGGTCAAATCGAAGTCCACGAATATATCAGTATTCTTGTACCCCCAATCGGTTTTCATCTTACGGTTAAGGTTATCCCGGATAGCTATCAGTTCGGGAAGAACGGCCCGTAAAGTCAGCGACTTTTCCGCTTCACGCATGTTGTTGTAGGTGGCCGCATCCTGCGAACCTAATAGAACAGGAGGTACACCATAGATTGAGCATAACGCTTCCTTATCCCATTTCTCTGCTTCGATTAGTTGCAGATCTTTTGCAGGTAGGCCCATTTGCTGCCATCCAACCTTATATGCACTAATGGCTGCACTTCCATACTTGCCTGCACCGGATGACATTGATAATTGTGTTTTAAGTGCCTGTGCTTGTTGACCACCACTTAACGGATCGAATCTCATATCATCCATATAAAGTACTCCTAACGGCCCCATATTATCAAACATGGCAACAGATGCTTCCTTTGCACTATTCGACCTTGTTAACACCTTGCTTGCCGCCCGTAAAGGTGATAACCCATACAACTGCCCACCGGTTGCTGACCATTCAGGATTGAAATATTTATCATGCAGGATTTCAATCGTATTGAATGGGATGTACTGACCATAGTAAAGTTGATATGCTACCTTCTTTGGTGGGAATTGCTCAATGTCAACCTTAACTGCCATGTATTGTGCAGGTAGTACATACAACTCCATTGGCTTGCCCTTGTTCACGGAAGCATCCCCCACCATTTTCGCATAGATGAAGGAATTGCCGGTTATCTTCTTAAACCCTACCCATTGTTCGATAAGGTCTGACCATGAATCTTCGCTATTAGGATATTTCAACAACTCATTCAGTCGGGCATCGCCTTCGTATAGTTCAAA